TCATCCGATCAGCCATTCACCCTCCTGGAACGGGTCCGTCGTGACCACAGCGCGACCGTTCCGATAGACCCAGTAGAAAGGCGCAGCCGCCTCACGCACATCGACGTGGATGTAGCCGGCGGCGCGGTCCACGCCGATGCCTTTGATCCGCGGCTCAGCGCGGACGACGTCATAAAAGGCACGCAGAGACATCGCCCGCGGCACGAGATCCGCTGCCAGGCCCCGGGCGTGAAAGCCAGGCTTCAGCTTGCGTGCCTCGATGGGATGCTTGGGGCAACGGTACGCCGAGTTCACCTTGATTGCCCCTGCCTTTACACGCAACGCATCCAGGACATCGAGCAGTTCCCGCTGGACGCCCTCGCGGCCGCAGTGGCGGCAGCGAAGTTCCGCCGATTTGAAGTGTTCCGACTCCATCGATCAGATTCCTCCTTCCTTCGCGACCATCGACACCGGCAGCACGAACGAGTGCCGCTTCATCTCCTCGATCTCGGCCTGGAGCGCCTGGATCCGGACCATCCTCTCCGCCACGCCTTTCGGTTCCGGGTCCGGGAATTCGGCCAGCAGCGGCTGAATGATTTTGTCCGAGGTCTCCCGCAGCCACCAATCGGCGGCGCCGGTGATCTGGGTGCCGAGCACGGCGCTCTCATTTGTCCGTTCGATCTTTTGGTAGATCTTGTCCATCATGTGCGGGGAGACCTCGAAGGTGATGGGATCAAGGCCATCCTGCGCGAAGGTGATGAGCGTTTTTCCTGCCATGTTATTCTCCTATTGGTCTGAAATGACGATGAGGCGCGGACGCCCTCGCGGGATCTCCGCCTCTGATCCGATCGAGTAAAACGTCGCCGGATCGTTCTGGTTGTTGCGCGAGGCCACGGCCCACGACGACGAGCGGGCCACATTCGACAGCCGCAACTCGTCGATCCAACCGTCAAAGCCGCGATCGAGTTGAGCCCGGTTGCCGATCAGGACGGCCGCGGTGTTCGAGTTCCGCGTGCCGCTCGGCGACAGGGCTTCGTTGACCGACTGCTGCACGCCGTCCGAGTGCATGACGCCGTCGTTGGCGGTGCTGGTGCCGTTGTACGACCACACGACGTGCCGCGTGACATTGTCCAGAGCGGTCTGGTTCGCGGGGCCCCAGTCGCCGCTCGATGTGCTCCAGCCGACGTTCAGCTGGTACTGGTAGTTATAGGGATTCGTGTTGCGGTAGAGCATGAAATCCCGAACGCCGCCACTGGGTTGCTTGTCGACGATGCGGCCCAGATAGCCCTCGTGCGCCGCGCTCGGCCGCGCCCAAAACTCGACAGTGAAGCTCGCCGTGGATGCCGTGACGTCGGTGGTGATCACGTCGGTGTTGTCGGCAAAGTTGGCGGCGCCGCCGATCTTGCCGGCAGTTGCGGCGGCCCCTCCGTTGGTGACATTCGTGCCGGTTTTCGAGTTCTTGACCGAGAGCGATGATGCCGTACCGAAGTGCCAGACGCCGACATAGCCCGCATCCCACACCGCAGTGGGATCCTCGGTTGGCGATGTGACGGATGCGTCTCCGTATGCGATGTAAATGTCCGTGTTGGCCGACACCGAGAGCGTCGGCACTTTGACCCAGATTTCGATGGCGCCGGTCGCCGGCGTGTAGCTGACGACCTCGTGCTTCAACTGAGTCGTCAGATTCGCGTCGGCGAAGAAGGCGATGTCGTATCCGGCGGCGCTCTGCACTCTTCCGCCGTTGGCAACGGTGGCAAGCCAGGAGTACGTCCCGTAGACCAGCACAGGGAAGTCGGTGCTGTTGGCGGTGCCGCACTTGGTGCGGTCAATCGTGATGGCGCGCTTGTAGGCGAAGCCCGCCGTGGCCGAGGACAGTGCGGACGTGAAAAGAATCGCGGCGATCAGGCGGCGCATCAGTAGCTCCTCGTGTATTTGACCGAGACCGACAGGTTCTTCACGCTGCTCACCGAGGCCGTGGTGAAGCCCAGGCCCTCTCCGTAGGTGAGCGTGCCGTAGCTATTGATGGTTGTCGTGCTGGCGCCCGACGTGCTGCAGGTGAGCGCCGCGGCCACGGCGTTGCCGGCGGAGTCCTTCAATGTGAGGCTGACAGTGCCCGAGTCGGTCCAGCAGGCGATCTCAGTGACGGTGGCCTGATGGGCATGAGCACGCCAGAGGTTGTTGACCGTGGTCGCGTCGATAGCCGTCGAGGCCGAGCCGCCATAGACGAAGTTGATCTGTCCGCTGCGGTAGGTGTTCGGGTCATAGCAGCCCTCGGCAGCGCCGCTGGTGCTCACGCCGAGCGCGGTTTGGCCGGCAGAGCAGTTCGAGCCGTTCGCCGCGAACGCTGTCGCCGTGGATGCGTTGCCGGACAGAGCGGCAGTAACGGTCCCGGCGGAGAAATTGCCGGAGCCGTCGCGCTGGACCACGGCGCTGGCCGTGTTGGTGGATGCGAATGTCGGCTTGCCCGAGACGTTGGCCCATGCCACGCTGCCAGCTGATCCGCTGGCGTTGCCGGTAACGTTTCCAGTGAGGTTGGCAGTAATTGTTCCTGCGGAGAAGTTACCTGACGCATCCCGCTGGACGACCGCGCTGGCCGTGTTGGCGAAGGCGAAGGTGGGTTTCCCTGAAACGTTTGCCCAGGGCACGGTCCCAGTCGAGATTGTGCCCAGCGTGGTGATGCTGGCGCTGCCCGCCCACGTGGAAAGGGCAGTGTTCTGGACATTGCCCAGGCCGACTTTGCTCTTCGTCAGCGTGAGCCAGGATGGATCCGAATACGATCCGGTCGTGTAAACCCCGTTCGTTACTGTCGATGCGTTACCGGTCAGGTTGCCGGAAAACGATGTCGCCGTGACTGTAGTCCCAACGCTTAAAGCACCACTGACGAGCGCGTTGCCCTGGACCGTGAGCCTCTCCCCCGTGTCCGAAGTCGTCCCAAGGAGTAGATTGCCTGCACTGGTGAATCGAGCCTGTTCTGCACCGGCGAGTGAGAAGATCAGGCCGCCGTAGCCGGTGCCGAGGAGGCCATTCGCGCCGTCATGCGAGAACAGAGAGTACCGCGCCCAATCCGTGGTCGCCGGCCCGTACACGCGGAGCCGGGCCTGGCCCAGTCGGGTACTCGAAAAGATTGAAAGGATGTCCAGACTGGTGTAGCCAGAGGAGTCGGCGGACGGCAAGATGCTCGCCTGATTTGCCCCCTGCGTTAGGAACCGCATGATGCCGCCGTTGGCCGAGGAGATCAGGCTTGAGCCGGTGAGCGACCCGGTAGCGGTGAGCACGCCCTTCACCGACACGTCGGAGTTGATGGGTATCTGCGCTGCGAGTGGGGAGAATAGGCAGAGCCAGACAAGATGCTTCATAGGACGACGACCCTTCCGGAAAACAGCGTGTTGAAGGTGATCTCGATCGTGTTGGCGTCCATCACGGCCACTTCGGCCTGTTCTGCCACGCCGGCCGTGTTCCAGATCTGAACCACAACGTCGCGCGTGCCGAGGCCGTGGACGATCTCGACGGAGCCGATTGCATTCGTGATGTCTTGCGCATGCCGGTTGGCGATGCCCAGTGCAGCGTTCAGGACGGCGAAGTTGGCGTTGAGGACGGCGACCGTGTCGTAGCCCGTGTCGTCGAGCGAGATGACGGTGATGTTGGCCATCGCCGCCTACTCGGCGATCAGCGGGCTGAGCGTCATCAGGTCTTCGGCAGACAGGACATCGACGCCAGCCAGCGCTGAGAGGGGGATCGGATCGGCGTGGACGTCGACAGGTGCTTCGAGAAGGGGTTCCATCGCGGTCCGCAGGGCGGCCATCTTTTCCGGCAGGACGTGCACCATACCGCTTTCATCCTCTGTGCCGTGATCCCTGTAGACCCTGAGCCGCGTCTCTGAAGCGGCGGTCATGTGCGGCATCAGCAGTTTCACAAGCAGGCCGACCTTGAAGGCGGCGCGTGCTTCCATGCGCGCCTTCGCGAGCCGCTGGAGCGGTTCCTGAATGGCGATGAGTTGGGCAAATGTGAGTGTCATAGAAGGAATCCTCGAAGTCAGGGTGCCAGCCGTGCCCGCGTCAGGCTCTGCCGGGTCGGCGGGAGATGGACTGTCCTGAGGCTGCCGGCCGCCGCGGAGGCTTCCGCAACTAGGGCGGAGGCGACCGAAGCCGCAAGTGCACCCGAGGGCTTCCCAACGGCGGCCGAGAGTTCGATCGGGACGTCAATCTGGCCGCGCAGGGATGCGCCCGGCGCGCCGATGACGGCTGCCACTGGAATTGCACCTTCGCAGGCGCCACGCAAAAGCTCAGCCGGATACGCGGTAGCATCGAGATTCACCCCGCCCGTCGCCGAGGCCTGCCAGGCCTTGCTGGCCGTGGCCGCCGCATCCGGCACCGGGACGACCGCAGCGATCGCCGACTCAATCGCACGACCGCCCGTCACTGCACTTGAAGGCGCCGGAATGGCCGACTCTGCCCACACCGCATCCGGATCCCGCCACGTCCAATTCGCCGTGGCCCAGGTCCAGTTGGCCTGTGCCCAGCACCAATGGACAATCGAGGCTGGCCGGAGCATCAGCTGACCAGATGGGCGACGTTGTCGGCCGAGAAGTACAGGCCGTCGCCGGCGAGCACCGTGCGCGTGGCACTCAGCGCCGCGCCTTGGCAGAACTGGCCGTTCTTCCAGAAGCCCGCATGCGTGATGGTCGCTGCGGGCAGATTCGTGAAGGTCGCTGTGGCGATGTTCTTGATCTGGCCGGCTGAGGCGCTGCCGTAGGAAACCTGCTGGCGGGCGTAGGAGCCGCCTGTCACTTCGTTCGCACCGGTCGTACCAGGGTCAGCGGTGTGCAGGCTCATCATGACGGCGCCGACGCCGAAGAAGGCGTCGAGTACGGCGTTCTTCATGTAGGTGGATACTGCCATGGATTACATCTCCCTCATCGCCCGCGCCGCGCGGCGGCGATCCTGGATCATCTTCTGCTGGATGCTGGCGGCCATCCCGCCGAGGGCGCGCGTGACGATCTCATCGAACACGTCGATGAGTTTGCGCTCCGCGCCGCCGGGCCCGTCCACGGGATCTCCGACGAATGCTCCAAGCAGGGCGGCATCATCCGGCGACAGTTCGGTGAGGGCGAACGTTCTCTTGCCGCCCGGCGCTTCGATTGTGATGTTGATCGTGACTCTGTTCAGTTCCATTTAGTTCACCGTGACACTCGATACCCAGACGTCCGTGACGACCTCGTACCAGTTGCTATTCAGATCCTGGATCCAGGATTTGTTCATGCCGAGGCTCACCTGGACCGTGTGCGTGTGGCTGGCCGCCGCATAGTTGTGCGAGTGCACATCGGGTGGAAAGACCGACGGTTTCCCTGTCACATCAGCCCAGGCCACTGGACTCGCCGCCGCACCGATGGCGCTGCGGAACGCCGACGGACTGTCGATGTAGATCCCACTGCCGGTGATGTGCAGCCCCGCGCCGCGCAGCGTCCCATTGGTTGCGACGACATTGCCGGTGTCGGAATAGATCGAGCCCACCGCCGTGACAGAGCCTGACGTCCAGACGCTTGAGAACGGGATCGACTGGCTGATGACAACAATGTTCGCGTTCACCGAGCCGATCTGGTTGGCGATGATCGTGCCGGTGATCGAATTCGCATTGATCGATCCGATCTGGCTGGCCGAGATCGTGCCGGTGATCTTTGAGGCCGCAATCGAGGCAATCTGATCAGACGAGATCGACCCGGTGATCTTCGTCGCCACGACTGATTCAATTTGCGTGCTCGTGATCGAGCCGCTGATCTTTGAAGCCGCGATGGATTCGATCTGGTTGCTCGAAATCGAGCCGCTGATTTTGGTCGCCGCAATCGAGGCGATCTGATCTGAGGCAATCGAACCTGTGATCTGCGTGGCGGCAATCGACTGGATCTGAGCCGCTGTGACGAGGCCGACCAGCGTTGACGCGTTCACCGAAACGATGTCGGCGGAGGCGATCTTGCCTGTGACTGACTCGGACGCTGACTTTGCCGCCCACGCCCCGACCACGTTTTCCCACAGGGTCTTGTCCGACGTGCGAAGGACGAGCGTACCCACCGGATAGTCGGCATTGGGCAGCGTCGGTAGTGATGCCACATAGACCGGCAGCCCGAGGTTGGCGCCCAGCAGCCGAGCTGTGTTCAGGATGCTGTCGGCGAGTTGCTGGGTAACGATGACCCCAGTGATCTGCGATGCCGTGAGAGAAGCAATCTGGTTGGCTTGGATCGATCCGGTGATCTGCGTGGCCACAAGCGAGGCAATCTGATTCGCCTGAATCGTCCCGCTGATCTTTGTCGCTGCGATGGAGTCGATCTGGCTCGACTGGATCGTGCCGCTGATCTTCGACGCGGCGATGGATCCAATCTGGTCGCTCGAGATTGTACCCGAGATCTTGTTGGCCGCGATCGAACCGATCTGGCTCGATTGGATCAAGCCGTTCAGCTTCTGCACGCTGAGCGAGTCGATGTGATCTGAGAGAATCGCTCCGTTGATGATTGTGGCTTTGCCGTTCAGATCAATGGAGATCGGCCCACCGACGGCGGATCCATCCAGCCGCGACGCCTTCACGCCGCTCGTGGCTGCCAGGATGGTCAGGAAGCAGGTCGGCGGATCCACCTCGTTGCGCTCATATAGATCGTTGACGGCGACCGCTTTGAAGATCCAGTGCTCCTCGGCCGGAATCGCCCAGGAGCCGTCCTGCCGGCCCGGCGACTGGAGGCTGCACACTGGATCGACACCCCAGTCGCCAATTGGGGTGCCGTTCTGGTCTGCTGGACGCCGGAAGAAGTCGACACAGAAGAAGTCAGGGTCAGTTGGGACGGTGAAGTTGAAGATGAACCAGCCCTGAGGGACATCCTGCGACTCGTCGCGGCCCACGGTGACCGAGAAGTTGGTGACCTGGTCCGAGGGCCCGCGCGGTTGGATCGTGACGCTCGCCACGGGCAAGGGATCCGACACATAGTCGGCGGGCGTGAGCCAGACTCCGCCATCGCGATCCGAAACGACCAGCGCGTACCAGATGGTGACCGGTTCATTTTCCGGCACAGGCACCCACATCGTGCCCGAGCCGGTGACGAAGTTGGCATCGGTCGCGGTCCACAGAGATGGCGACGGCGGAGGGTCGTCTCCGCGGTACTCCCAGATCCCATACACGTAGCGGTTTCCCGAAAGCGGCGTGAACGCGACGTTGAGCTTGGCCATCACCACGCCGTTGCCGTCGGAGTGATAGCCATCCAGGGTGACGCTGAAGTTATGTTCGTGGCCCGTGTCGTCGCGGGCGTCGTCCTTGGGGAGAGCAATTGTGACCGGGCCGTACACCGCGGACCAGAGCGGGTTGTCGCCGCCGGTTTCATAGGCCACGGCGCGCAACTGGGCCGCCACGTTGGTCCCGGCGATGATCGGATGCCAGTCAGAGTAGACGGTCAGCGATGGGTCGCCCCTCATGTGGAGGGCGACATGGCGCAATTCGAGCCAGCCCTCAGGCGTGGCTGGGAGAGGATCCTCCGGGTCGCGGTAGTAGACCTTTGAGGCTTCGTAGTTCGGGTGGTTAGAAAACGTCCCCGCAAGAGTAATGGCGAGGCGGTACTTCCAGCCTTCGCCGGGGACGTTCTTCGTCTCAACCACGACGCCTGCGATCACCGGAGCCGAGAATGCCAGCGCCTCTTCGGTGACGGTGACCACGGCGCCCCAGCCCGAAGGAACACCAACCGGATCGCCCTCGCTCCAGCCGATGCGCTGGGGCATGCGCCGGGTTTCGGTGTCAAACGACGGCAGCTGGATGACGACCTTGGCCGGCAGCGTCTCAGGCTTCTCGATCACCAGCGCCGCATGACCGATGGCGTCGGTGGCCGTCGGATCCTGGTTGCCCTCGTAAATGAAGTCTCCGTGCGACTTCGTCAGCGCCCCGTCAAGCACGGTGTGGCCGGCGACGCCCTTGAATGATCCGATGTTCGGCGAGAGGCCGCCGACGTTTGGGGGCTTGTAGGCCGCCTCGATCGTGACACCGCCGTTCGGCGCGGGCCCGACCAGCGTCTCAAGGACTGTGACGTCCCCCAGCGGGTCAGCCAGCTCAAGCAGGAGGTTCGTGAAATCGAGGGTGAGCGAGAACGCCGCCGTGTGGCCCTCGGGCGCCATCGGCTCGATGGCGGTGAGGCGTGTGAACCGGTTCGCGTAGCCGTAGGCCCGCGACAGGAAGTAGATGACGACCCTCAGCTGGCCGTCGGGCAGGTTCTGGAGGTATTCGACGGGCGGCAGCGGCAGAGTGACGACGCCCGCAAGCGCAGCGCCGCTTTCGGCAAACCACCAGCCCTTGTAGCTCAGCTGCCCAGGCAGCGTCGGATGCGCGGGATCCGGGTCCGCGGCCTTCGGCAATTCGGCGAACACCTCGCAACCGGCGAAATGCTCATCGGTGGGGCACGCTGCCGCGACATCAATGACAATCCCCTCGTCCACGCTGATCGCCGCCGTGGCGCTGATTTCGGAGACCTCCCCGATGGCGGGCTCGTTGAGCGAGACGCTGCGTTCGGCGACTAGGGTGTCGAGGTATACGGCGCCGGAGAGAAGTTCCCCAAACCACGGGAAGATGCCCATGTACTTGGCTCCCGCCGGAGCAGTGGCGGAAAGCAGGAAGTCATCCCAGTCCGACTTCGCCGGATCGAGGTCAGTCGCGCCGGCGTCGATGTAGCCGCCGGTCGCGTCATAGAAAGCGATCCTCGCCTGTGCGGTGACCACCGCCGATCCGGCGTCGAAGCGGTACCGGCCACGAAACAGGAAGGCTTCGCCTTCGTCGCACGGCAGTACGTCGCCCTCGCCGTCGGCAAAGCCCGTGGGCTGGTGGATCTCGGTCGCGCCCGTGGCGGCAATCCGAAGACAACTCATGCCGGTATCGGGATCGGTTTGGACGATCGTGATTCCCGGCGTTGGGATCGAGCCGTGCCAATTGGTCAGACCGCGCTCGAAGCCCATGTTGCGCAGCAGGTTCTGGCCGACGGTGCCGCCGACATCGACCGGATAGGTCTGGCGCTCAGGCAGCGGGTCGGGGGTGACGTCCGCCGGCTTATCGCCGATGGTGAGGTCGTACATCGCATCGCAGGTCGTCTCCCCTGCGACGTCGATCGACCAGTCGGGGTTCAACCGCCAACTCGTCACACGGAATTCGCCGGTTCCCCCCGGCATGTCCGCAGCGGTCATGGAGCAGACCATGCCCGGCTCGACATTCAGCGCCAGGATCGTCGTCCGGAACTCCACGCGCCGTGCAGCGCGCTGCTCGGCCTGGGTGAGGCCGCCCAACTCCTCCCTCAGCTTCACAGTGGTGATGCGGGCGGCCTGGCTCTTGCTCGTGACGCCGAGCAGGTTGACGTTGGCTTTGAGCGGCGTGCCGGTGGAGGCGATGTGATCGGCGTCTCTCAGGTTGACGGTGTTCTGCTGATAGCCGTAATCGACGTCCGAGAAGGCGACGGTCAGATCATTGAAGCGCGGCGACCGGCTCGCGAGCTGAAGGCTATTAAACAGAATGTTGCCGGCGGTGAATGCTTCGACGGCAGAGGAGTTCGACCGGATGCCGACCTTGAGCTTTCCGACAGCCAGCGTGGCGTAACCAAGGCAGGACGAGAGGATTTCCTGGATCCAGTCGCGCAGCGGCTTTTCTTCGCCGATGATCCCCTGGAAGGTGAATTGGCGTTCAGTGCCCGTCCCGATGACCGGATCCACGTAGGCGTCGCAGAGTGCCGCCCCTGCGATGGCCGCGCCCACATCGAAGCGGGCTTGTTGCTCGGCGGCGGTGGCCCACAGCAGGCCAAGCCCGTTCAGATACGTGTTGATGGCGATCCAAATGGGATTCGTCAGGCTCGCTTGCCACGCCCGGGTGTAGGGTCCAGTGCCGGACCAGGTCCAGCCGCCCAGACCGGCGGTGACATAGGCCGTCATCCGGCGCTCTTCGGCGCGCACCGCTTGGATGCTCTTTTCGTCGGTCCGGCGAATCTGAAGAAACGCCACGCCATCGAGCGGGTTCGCTGGCAGCGGCGCGCCGACAGCATCGAGGGCAAACGAATCACTCCCCTGATCGGGCTGCAGGTTGGCGGCGGTCTCATCGCCAGTTGCCGGCATCCCGCCATATGCAAGGCGCAGGCCCAGGTTGCCGGGCCCGTGATGGGGCTGGCCATCGAGGGTGTGGCCCGTGCCGTAGCCGCTCATTGGTCCGCGGCCGACGACACCAAGCGCGGCGTAGAACTCGCTCTCGTCGCGGCCCGCAATGACGTCACATTCGACCGGCAATGCCGTGGCGGAATTGACCCAGACGTCTTTGACCGGGCGTCCGTAGGCGGTGTCATTGGCGACCGAGACACTGGTGATCCGGCTGATCCCCTTCTTGCCGCCGACATTGACCGGCTGGTTCGGGATCGCAAATGCGCGGCGGGGATCCTCGTCCTGGCGGACGATCTTGCGCGCCGGATAGCCCAGCCGCAGGGCGTAGAGCCCGTCGTGGGCTTCGACGCGGAACTCCGGCCCGCCGTCAAACGACCACGAGCCGACGAATCCTTTCCAGATGTCGAGCTTCACGCCCGTGCCAACATGGAAGGCCGAAAACTCGATCTCGGCCTTGAACAGGTCGACCTGATTGACCAGCGAAGTGAAGACCCGGTCGCCGTTGCCGAAGACGAAACTGGCCTGGTCGGCCTCCTCGCCCATCGTCTGGCTAATCCCGCCCCAACTCATCAGGCGCGGCTGATAGAGATTGCTGCCGACAATGACGCGTCTGTCGGAAAGATGGAGGGTATGCTCGCCGGCAACGACGCGGACCAACGGAATCACGGCCTGGGTCTGCGAAAGCAGTGCGGCCTTGAGTGCCGCGCCAGGGAAGCGAGTTTCAGTGGAGGTGATCGCGTGGGAGGGCGCCGTGGTTGGGACTTCGACGAGTTCGACCGACCCACGCCAGGATCCGTCGGCTGAGGCTTCAAGCTGTAGGGTGGGCTCGGCGAAACGGGCGGTGTAGGTGGCGACGGAGCTGTCCGGCTCGGCGACGTTGAGGGTGAAGGGCTGGTAACTGCCCTTCCGGGCTTCGAAGAAATCGACCAGCGCCGCGCGCCGCGCCGGTGTCAACCGCGCCATCTGCACCTGAAACCTGCGCACACCGGGCCCGTCGTAAAGCCGCTGCTCGACCTTTGCGTCAAGCGTGCCGAAGCTGTGGACGATGACGCGAGGCTCCCGCACTTCGACGCTCGAGTAATCAAGCGTGACGGGAAACACTCCGGCGGTCCCCGGCTCGGGGATCGTAACTGGACCGATCAATTCGGGCATCGGCTAATCGATTTCAATGAGGCGGAGGCCAGCCTCTTGGCGGCCCAGACGGTAGGTGCGGCTCAGCGCACCGTCGAAGCGGACCAGATATCGGCCCGTCGTGTAGGATCCGGTAGGATCGTAGTCGGCAACGTTTGGATACCAGAAGAACGGCTTCTGTGCCCCATTGCAGGCTTCGAAAAACGTGTCCAGAGCCAGCCACTGCGCGAAGGTCAGCAGTTTGCCGATCTTCCACGCCTTCCGGCTCGTCTCCGCCTGGACTTCGGCTTGGTAACGGCCATCGGCGTAGCTGCCCGACTCGCGCACCGGCCACGCCCGGGCTTCGCGAAACACCGAGCAGAGGCTGCTTGGCATCACCGCCGTGGCCACGGCTGCCGCAACGTTTCCGGGCATCAGATCTTCACCGCCAATGGATCGTTGATCGCAGCGGCTGCCGTTGTCCGGCCGAGGCTTTTCGACATGCCGGAGTTGAACGAAGACGTCACCGCGCCTTCGTTGTTGCGGACAAACTTCACGGTCTTGCCCTCGAGGAAGCGCTCAGTCGACTCCCCGTCGGCCTGGATCGTCACATGGACAACCTGCTGCTGAGGCTGCTGCTGTGGGGTCCGGAGATTACCCAGGCCCGGCAGACTTGACGCATAACCGTATTGCTGGCCGTTCATGCTGAAGCCCGACTGGTAAAGCGAGCCACCCTGCTGGGTCATCCAGACGCCACGCGGCTTGTTGTCTGCGAGCCCGGCGTTTTGGCCCGTCGCCATGGCGTATTCAAACACCATGTCGCGCACCTGCGCCGACCGGATCGCTGCTTCGAGATTGCCGCCGAAACTCGATTTCGCCATCTCGACCACCGACCGGGCGAAGCCTTTGTCCACGGTGACCTTATAGATATCGCGGATCTTATCGATCGTCTTCTGATCTGAACCCTTCATGAAGAGCCGCACGAAACCGGCGGCCGCACCCGCCGCGGCGCCGATCGCCGCGCCCAGCGGGCCTCCGTATTTGAAACCGATCAGCGCGCCGCCCGCAGTGGTTTCCGCCAGGCCCGTCCAGCCGCCACGCCGAAGGCCGTCCATCGCGAGCATCCCGCCACCAAGTAGCGCCGCGTTCGAGCGGCCCAGAGCTGAGAGCTTCTGCGTCATGCTGGCCGCCTGCCCGGTCGTGGCGGCACCAGGCGCATACTGGACGCCCCCGCTGAAACCCAGGAACTCCTTCAGACCTGCCAGGCTGCCCATCCCACGTGATGCCATCGCCCCTGCAGACGCCTGTGTCGCCGGATTCAGCATGGAAACGCTGGCGGGCAGAAACGGCGGAGTCACCGCCGCGCCGGCGCTCCCGCCGAAGACAGGCGCCGCGCCGATGCCGAGCAAGCCGCCCAGTCCGCCCAGCATCCCTGCGCCGCCGGAGGTTGCCGGACGCAATGAGGCTGTCGTGCCCGTAAACATCTGCATCAGCATCGCCGCCACGCGCGAGGTGACCACATCCTTGATGGCGGTGAGCAGCGCCGTTTTAAGCGAATTCCCGATCGCCGACCAAACCGACTGCGATTTCGTCAGTAGGGCATCAAAGACGCCCTCGGCCTGGCGCTTGAACGAGTCGAAGATCCCTCGGTTGTGGTCCCGGACCATCTCGGCGGTCCGGATGGCGGCGTTCTGGCGCGCGGCGTCGACGGCGGCCGAGGGTTCTTCCTGGTTCGCCCGCTTGATCTCGTCCCGCTGGGCGCTCAACTCCGCGATCCGTGCCCGGATTTCCTCGGCCCTGTAGCCGAGCCGCACCATTGCCGCTTCCTCTTCGATGAGCATCGTCGAGGTTTCAAGCTCGAACATCCGCATCCGGATGCCGTGGACCCGCTCGATGTGATCGATCTCAATTTGAGCCCGCTGCGCCTCGACGGCCGCCTTCTGCTCGATGGTCTGAGCATCCACAACCTCAAGCGCTCGAAGCCGGGCGTCGCGAGCAAGCGTCGAGCGCTGATCTTCAATACCCATCGTGCGGTCGAGGTGATCGAGGTTCCGGCGGGCGATCTCCTCGCCGTATTCGAGCCGCTTCTGATGGAGAGAGGCCTCGACGGCCAGCCGCCGCAGCGCAGCCTCTTGCTCGGCTTGAACGTGTTCTGCCAACTGCGCGCGGGTGTCGCGCTGGAACTTCTCCCGGAACGCCGCCCAGCGCAAGGACAACTCTTCGATCACGTTCTGCCAGGCGCGTTTGGTGAGTCCCGCTTGGTGCTCGACGCCCTTGTCGTCGGTGAACGTGGCCCATTTCTTCGCCTGATCGCCCACCTGGGCCATCTCACGGGCGAAGCCTGTCAGATTCCCACGCCTGGCATCGGCGACAGCTTGCGCGGATTCGCGCTCGGCCTGGATCTGGTGTTTTCCAATGTCCTTGGCAAGCGTCTCGGCCTCGGCCTTCCGGCGCCGCGCCTCCTCAGCATCGACTCCGGCCTGATTCAGGTCCCGCATCCGCTTTCGAAACTCGTCGTTGTCGAATGCGTCGAAGAACTCCTTCGCCCCCTGCTTGCCGCCGAACATCGCTACACGCACCTGATCGAGGCTGAAACCCATCTTCTTGAGATCCTCGATGGACTTGCCGGCGTTGATAGCTTCGTTGATGCGCTTCAGGTCGTCTGCGGCCCGCTGCATGGCCACAAACTCCTCATTGGCCTCGAGGGTGCGTTGGTTCATCTCGTAGATGGCCGTTCCAGCCACCGCCGCCCCCACAGCAATCGCCGTGAACGGATTCCGGGTCATGGCCAGGGTGAGAGCATCCACTGCGCGCTTGGCCCCCGCAATCCAGCCGATAAATTGCGCCACTGCCGCGCCGATCACCGCCGCCGCAATCGCCTTCGCAAACAGCCCGAGGGCGTCGGAGTTTCGGTTCACCCATTTGGCGAGATCAGTGAGGCCTTCGATCATCCGCCGCATTTCGGGCAGGAACTCCGCGCCGATCGCCGCCTTCGCCTCTTCGACATACCGGCTCAAAGAGCCCATCTGCTTGCCGACCGTGCCGAGAGAAGCCTCATACGCTCCGGCGATCTTCGGCCCCTCGGCCAACACGACATTGAGCGCGGTATTGCGCCGCTCGATCTCGGTCATATCCCGGCCCAGTCGCCGCCGAGCCTCAGAGAACGCACGCTCGAACTGAATGTTGATGCCATAGGTGCGCAGCACTTCGATCTGCTGCGTAGTGATGCCGCTCATGATGCCCTGCAGGGCGGCGGAAGAATCCTGGCCGGCGACGACGGCTGCATCCTGGGCCAGCCGCGCGAGGTCAGTGGCCTTCGACAGATCCAGCTGCGACGCGATCATCTTGTTGACGATGTCGCGCGAGGCCTGCGTGGTGATGCCCAGATCCTTGATCCTGCTTACCAGCCGCTCGATCGAGCCCTCGTTGTACCCATTTGCTCGGGCGAGTTGCGCGTTCACGACGGCCAGGGTTTCGTTCCGCGCCGCCAGGCGGCTGGTCTCCTCAATCTGGGTTTTCACCCAGCCGACCACTCGCTCAAACGCCGAAGCCAGCACACCGGCGGCCGCGGCACCCTTGGCGACAGAGACGGTCAGCCCGTCGATGCCGGATGAGGCTCCGCGCGCGGCCTTCACTGCTGTGGCTTCCATCGACGACAGGCCGGCGTTGACGCTCTTGATCGAAGCGTTGGCCCGGTTGACGTCAACTTCAACGACGAGTTCGAGTTTGTTGTCAGCGGGCATTCAGATGGGGCCAAAGTAGCGTGAGGACTCAAGGAAGAAGCCAAAGCCGCGCCCTGTTCTCGTAGGGTTTATCAGTCTACCCGCTGGCTTTTGGTAACGTGAGGGTGGCTACAGCCTCTCCGCGGCCATCGGGGGGCAATAACAGCTTCCTGCTCCGGGCCGCGCGGGATGAGAACAGTGCGATGAGGGTCTGCATACACCGCGGAACGAAGGAGATCGGGGGCACCTGCGTTGAGATTGAATCGAGGAGCGCACGCATCGTCTTGGATGTCGGATTGCCGTTAGATGCCGCTACTCCGGATGAGGTGCCGCTGCATTCAGTTCCCGGTTTCGAAAAACCAGATGCGTCGCTGCTTGGTGTTGTTATTTCGCACCCACACCAAGATCACTACGGGCTCGCATACCGCTTGCCGGATCAGACGCGGTTTCTCATCGGCAAAGCCGCCCAGTCCATTTTGGCGGCAGCGGACTTGTTTACACCAGCCGGGGCCACATTCGAGAATGTAATTTATCTGGAGGACCGGAAGCCCATCGTGCTCGGTCCATTCACTATTCTTCCCTTCCTCGTGGATCACTCCGCGTACGACTCTTATGCGTTGCTGGTTGAAGCAGATGGCAAGCGACTTTTCTATTCGGGTGACCTGCGGGCTCACGGTCGCAAAGGAGCGCTCTTCGAAAAACTGGTTAGACAACCTCCCGACCGGGTGGATGTACTGCTGATGGAGGGGACAACCGTTGGTCGAGACGACCAGGAGTTCCCCTCAGAGACTGCCCTGGAACAACGTTTCGTTGAGTTGTTTCAGCAGACGGAGGGGATGCCACTGGTTTGGTGTTCCGGCCAGAACATCGACAGGCTCGTGACCATATTCCGGGCGTGTGTCAATGCAGGACGGCAGTTCATCATCGACATGTACACCGCGCATGTCTTGAGGGCGACCGACAACGAACGGCTGCCACAGGCCGGTTGGGATCACATCAAAGTATTTCTACCTGGCACGCAACGACGGCAGATCGTCCGGCGCGGCGAGTTCGCCATCGCCAACAGCTACCGACCTTGGCGTATCTTCCCCGAACAGCTTGCTCAAGCCGCGGCAACATCCGTAATGCTGTTCAGGCCGAGCATGATCAATGACGTCGAGCAAGCCTCCTGCCTGCCAGGGGCCAGGCTCATCTTCTCCCTCTGGTCAGGCTACTTGAAAGATCCCACCAAAAAGCCATTTCTTGAATGGCTCCATCGGAACGGTATTCCTCTGAGCGAGTGCCACACGTCAGGACACGCTTCGGTTGAGGACTTGAGGAGTCTGCGGCGGGCCTTTCCAAACGCCGCAGTAGTGCCCGTTCATACCGCCAACGCGGATCGCTTCGAGCAACTGTTTGGGAATGTGGAGCGCCGGAATGATGGTGAGTGGTGGACTGTCTGAAATCCAGCGAGCCATCTCGCCTCTCTCCAACTACTGCCCCGAATCTGACCGGAGGTCAAGTACCCGTGCACCGGTTATTGTCGGCAAGCCCACATCGTTCCAGATGCCCTCAACAGCAACAAAATGGATGTCGAACCATCGTCCCAGAGCATCGACCAGTTGCCAGAAGGGCGGCCAAGCCTCGGCGGGAAAAGCTCCAGCCTTGGTTGTGGGCCACCGTCCCAGAGATCTTGACCAGTATTCCTCCGGCGCGACACCGATCAAAGTTAACCTGTCCAAGCTTTCGGGAAACTGTGAGGACTGCGCGCCACCCGAACCCAGCGCTCTGGCCCAATGGTCCTTGAGTGCTGGCCAGGCCTTTCGGATTGCGAATCCGTATGCGGCTACTTCCACCAACATCCGAAGGGGACTTTCGTTGGTCTTGCGTCTCTTCAGTTCGTTTGGCACCGGGAGCAGGTCCGTCCCGATGCCGAGAAGGTCGACGGCGCCCCAGCGACTATTTGCACGAGAGGCCCGCAGAGGATATTGGTAGGTCTGAATGTGCTTACAGACCGGAGTATATTCGCTCGAACTTCCGGGTCCCCACTTCCCGTGCATTGCCCGTTCCCACTTATCCTCCTCATGTGTCAGAGGGGGGTCCGTCTTGCGATCTAAGCAGAAGTCCGTCTTGCGATGCGGGGCCTTGTCGATTGTATTTTCGACAAGTTCATCGAGGTTCAACAGAATGTCCTCTATCTGTTGCTTCGCATACTGGAGTTGGAAGCTGAACGAACCGCGCCCCTCTCCCGGTTTGGAAATTTCCTGCAGCCCCAACTTGAGGATGGGATCAATCTTGCGAATATTGCTCGGCATCGATGCATCGCCTCCGTGAACAGACGGCTCAGGCCAAGTACTTGAATAGCAGAAGTGGTGCATCCAGGTACGTGCAGAAACGCCGGCCACAGGAAAGAAGACCGCACGCGGCGACTTGGGTAGCCCACCCTTCAAGGTCAGGTCGCGCGGCGATCCGCTATCACTCTGGATTCTCGCGGCCCAGTCGATCACGCTCTCCCTCGAGAGTCAGCATCGCAGCAAACTCATCCGCGCCAATCTCATCGAGGCCAATCCGGATGCCCAGCTTCAACGCACCCTGAAGTTCAACCGCGCGCCTCAGCATCAGCCCAGCTTCGGTAGACTGCGCGGCATCGAGTCGGTCCAGCGGGCAGTGGTCACATCGCCCTCCGTCGTCTGGCGCATCGTGGCAAAGTCCAGGATCGCAGAGTTCATCCCGGCGCAGTGACCAGTGAATCAGAAATCGCAGGGAGGGCTGATCGGGCCACTCCCCGCTCGTCAGTTTGGGTCCACGGTCTCCTGGAACGAAGCTTCGAGGGCATCGATGGCCGCCTTCACCGCCACGGCCTGGTGGATGATCGGCACATCGCCGGCGTAGCCATCGGCGGCCAGCACCAACCGCTTGTACAGGGCGCCCGCCGGTGCGAGGTTGATGATCAATTCCTGGCGGTTGTAGGGCAGGTCGAGCACCCGGGCGAAGCCGCGGCGGTATTCGAAGACATCCTTCGCCGAGGGCATGCGCAGGGAGTGCGTAACTGTGCCTCCGAGCACCCGGAGCGTCACTTCGAAGCCTTCGCCCACCTGGGTCACGTCGTCGACTTCGGCCTGACCCAACTGCTCGATGACGCGGCTGGCCTCGAAGGGGTCTACCTCGGGGGCATCCGGCTCCGGCACGCGGATCTTGGCCAGCAATGCCGCGTCGGCGTCCTCGGAGTTGGGAATGGTGGTTTCGGAGATCCCGCGCCCCAGTTGTTTCACGATCACCTTGCGGCGGCGCTGGCGCTCGATCCACTCCTCGTTGGTCGGGAAGCGCACGCGGACGGTCTTCACGCCTGCGGGCGTCCGTAGGTTCAGCGCGACGGGGCGCGCAGCATCAAATACGCTCTGAGTCTGTTCCATGAAGAAGTCTCCTCTGATGACTTCAGGTAAATATTCCTGAAGTTGTCCTACTGGCCAATGCTGTCCACGCCGCACTTGGCGACGGCGGAGACGATTCCATTGGTTGCGTCATACATCGGCAGGCACTCGACCGCCACGGTGACAATGCCGTCGGTCTCGCCGATCTCGACGGTCGCAAACGACACTTTGTGCCAGGTGAGCTCGAGCGAATTGTTGGCGTCGTAGGCGAGCGAGATGACCGCCGTGCCCGTGGTCTGGCTTTTCAGCTTCGTCAACTCCGTGGATCCGTTCTCAAACCGGGCGACGAACTTCAACGTCCCTTGCCGCTTGCCGAATTCGAGCCGCCCGCGGATGGCGCCGCTGGTGGCATCGCCTGCAGTCTGGAAGCCCGAGCCCGGATAGAAGCCTGCATCGAGCAGAATGTTGTTCTTCCAGGAGGTCTCCAACGACACGATGTTCTTGTTCGAGACGTAATTGACCCCGTTGATCGACAGCGCCAGCGAGGCCGACGGCAGCAGCTTCTCGAGCGTCGCCGCCGGAACGACGATGCCCGACGGGTCGGTCAGCTTGCCGGAGCCCACAAACTCGACATTGATCTTCGAGTTGGCGCGGCCCGGCCCGCTGCCAATCGAGATCGTCCAGCCTTCGATGGCGCAGCCCACGGCCATCCGGTCCAGGACCACGCCAGCGCCCGGGCGGATTTGTTCGACGAAGCTGAAGTAGGGCAGCTCCGCCGCGTCGCCGTTGGCCGGGAACAGTGGCGCGCAAGTGTAAGTGTAATTGGGCGCTGTGCCGGACTTCACAACTTTGCCGAGTGAGAACGACATCGCCCAGGCAGCGATCTCGGCGCTCAGGTACTTTTCCAGGGTGCTGCCCGCGTCCCAGGAGGTCTGGAACGACTGCGAGGCAAACTCGTGGCCCTTGCCGTACTCGTCGGCGTCGTTCTCGGTGTTGAGCTTCGGGTTGGCAAGCTGGGCGTTCAGCTTCCGCAATTGCCACATCTGGCCGGCCGTGTTGGCCGTCGCGATGTCGGTCTGCTTCTGCTTGCCGAAGCAGATGAGCACTTCCTGGAGCCTAGCTGTCGACATCGGGCTTCACCTCCTGTTTGTCCTTTTTCGGCGGCGGCGCGCACTGGGCCCAGCCAGCGACTAAACGGGGCACCAGCACCTGCGGCGTCGCTTCCACTTCTTCCGGCTCGCCCTGGCCATGGGGTGGCATTAACCATACGGTCTGCGGCTTACTCATCACCGGCCTCCACAAATGCCAGTTGCACTTCGAAGTAGTCGAGACCCTCGGCGTCGGTCGCCCGCTGAATCGACGGGACATCCATGGGGTAGCAGGAGGGATGCACGGTCACGTTCAGCATCGGCACACCTGCCGACTCCGGGACGCCCTTGGTGATGAGCCGGAATAGCTTGTAATAAGCCGTCGGTGGATCTCCATCGAGAATCTCCCGCGAGCGCAGGTACAGCGTGACCTGATGCTTCCAGACGTCATTGCCGCCGAAGCTGCCGGGCATTGTCCCCTGCCAGGCGGCCATGATCGATGGCACCGGCATCTGATGGATGGCTAGGGTCAGGCTCGACCGCTTCGGATACTGGTCGTGATAGGCGTAGATCCGGCCCGCGTCGCCGCCCATCTCCGTAACCAGACCTGGAATGTCGCGCAGCTGCGCAACAAGGGAATCGACAAGTTCATAGGTGTCAATCATAGGGGTGAGGGAGAGAGCCGCAATTGCGGCGAAGTTGGACGGTTACCGCTGCCGGCCGCCGAGGCTCCGCTGCATAATCAGCCGTTGCTTCATCTCGTCGAAGATTCGCCGCGCCGCCTCTGTCACGGCGGCCTTGTTCTTGGGCGAAAACACAAGCCACGCCTGGATCTTCTGATTCGCCCAGGCCTTCAGGCGGTCCTTCCGGGTGGAGAGGCCAGCTTTGGCCCGGTTCTCACTCACCGTCCGGACCGCCAGGTTCTGGAGCATGTTGCCGGTGAACGACAGGTTGCGCCGGTTGCCGAGGCCAAGCCTCGACTTCCGGATCGCGTACTTCTTTGTCAGCGGCTTCGCCGGCGTATCTTCGGGACCCTGCGCAGCCCGCAAGCGGTTTTTCACCACACCAGCGCCGACGTTTCCGAGCATGAACATCTGGCGCTGGGTGAAGTTGAGCCGGTCCAGCCGCAGTTGTTTCTTCTGCCAGACGCGAACCGATGCCATTGTGACCTCACACTTGCCGAAGCCGAAGCACCGCCCCGCCGCCACCATCCGCCTCGATGTCGAACACCTTGTAAGAAATGTCTTCGATCGCGACCATGTCACCGCGCTCCGGCGGCCGCGGCAGATCGCCCAGCCGCAGGAACAGCAGGGCGTAAACGCCAGGCGTAGCGTCCTCTGTCTCCCTCGCGGTTTCGATGATGGTTCGGATGGATGAAGGCGCGCCGGTTTGCGGTGAATAAACAACCTCCCTGCCGAAGGTACCGAGCACGGTCGCGTTCAGGCCGTTCAGCAGGGAGGTCCAGTCCGCCATGGCTTACGCCTTGGTCCCCTTGACCAGGACTTCCGGCCGCAGGCAGATCGGCAGAGGGTTGGACTGGGTGTGCAGGTCCGTGCCCCGCTCGAACTTCCGCGGCGCCTGTTTGGCGTAGAGCGGCAGACCGAGCGTGTTGGCCGTTTCGTTGAAGTCCGCCGGCGCGAAGAAGGTTCGGAACGTCGAGGCCGTTCCCAACGGGAAGAAATGAGCCTCGTCGTCGGCGATAAACTTCCTCACCGTCCCGGTAATGTCGGTCGCCTGGCCACGGTACTCCTCGAACGTGATCCCGCCGAAGCTGAAGTTCGTGCGATTGTCGGTGAACAGGAGTTGGCCATTCTGCCAGCGCGAATAGGCCTCCTTCACTTTGGGATGCGTGGTCAGCGCGTCAAAGAATCCCTGCGAGCAAAGGCACATAATGCCGCTCATGAACTCGCCCCGGAGGTTGTCCTCGATGTGACGTTTCACCTCGAGCACCTTGGTGAGCACCTCGGTCGTGTTGGTAGACAGGGCAAAGCCGACGGTCTTTGCCGTAATGCCGAACTCGGAATAGAGGTCATAGAGTGTCGAGCCGTCGGAGTCGAGGATCACGCCTTTCAGGGCTCCCATTCGGAGGTGCTCGAGGGTGATCGCGTGTTTGGCCCTCATGTACTGCAGTTTTCGGGCGATCAGGTTCGACAGCGCTTCGAGATCGTTCTCCGAGCCGAAGGCGCGCAGTCCCTGGACCTCCTCCGGCAGAACGACGTCGTCGTGAGGGATGTGCGGAATCACGAACGACCGCACCTTGCGCTTGCCCTGGGTGCCGAGCGAGGCCGGAGCTCCGACGGGCATGGTGGGCAGCAGGTTCAGCACGCCGCTCTGCTCCTCAATGAGGATCGTCCGGGTGCGGACGCCCTCAGTCGGCATGAGGCTCAGTTGCTCCAGGCGGCCGTAGTTGTTTGGGACCTTATTGATAGCGGCCGTGAGGGCCACCATGTTGAAGGCGTCATTGGAAAAGGGATTCAGCATGAGTTAGGCTCCTTGGCGGACCAGGATGCCCAGGCTCTTGAGCTGGGCGATGGCCGCGTTCTTCTGATCTGTGGTGGCGCCGGCGGGCCAGGTGATCCCGTTGGCGGAGATGATCGCGTTGCGGACCACGCCCACCGCCGAGCGGTCAGTGCCGTCTGGGGCCGTGGTGTCCTCGGTCAGCAGGCCGCAGGCGGTGTCCGAGCCGTCGGTGGCGGAAAAGTCGATCTGCTTCACTTTGCCCGAGCCCGCCGCGACCGAGATGGTGAAGGCGTCTCCGGCGACAAAGTCAGTTGCGCCATCGGCGATGGTGAAGGTCAGATGTGCGGCGAACTCCGTACCCACGGCGGCAATGCCGACGAGAATGCCATCGGGATCCTCGACTGAGAACTTCCCACCATTGGTGGCGGGCTCGATGCAGACCGCACGGTAGACGCCCGGCTTGGCGGCCTGGCCGACCGTCGGTGCCGCGGTGATGGTTCCGTTGCCGGTGTTGCCCGCGACGGCTGCGCCAACTGACGAGCCTTTGGTGAGGCGACCCAGCACCATGCCGGTGGTGAGCGCACGCTCCGATCCGCTGCCGGCCAGGATCGTCACGACATCCCGGCTGTACTGGTTGTCCGCTTCCCACTTGAGCCAGTCGCCCAAGCGCTTTGATTCAGTCTGAACGGGCATAGGTTAGATTCCTCCTTTCCCGGCGACGGTCAGCCGTTCGACGGCCTTCAGCACGGGGTTGTTTTCGGGATTGCTGGTTGCACGGGTGCCCGAGTCAGGCATGACGTGCGAGTCGATTTCACGGTTGTCTTCGGCCGCCCGCGCCTCAATGAGCGCTTGGCGGGCTTCAGCCGGCGTGGCTTGGCGAGCCAGCAGCGCTGGTGCACGCCCCGGCATGCCGGCCAGCGCGCAGAGTTCGACGATCTCTCGTGCGTCCGCGTAGCCATGGCGCTGGGCCTCGGCGCGAATGTTTTCGATGTCGATGGTGGGCTCGGGCGTGGCGGCCTGGACCGCCTCCGCCTGCCCGGTTTCCTGTTGCATTGTTTTGCCTCCTGGGTGGATTGAGATGATGGGTGTCGCAATCGGCGCCGACTTCCGGGTTGCAGCGATCAAGCCGGCCAACGCATCGCGGAACGTTCCGGTCCGGTCGGCGAGGCCCGCTGCTACTGCCTCGGGACCATACTTGAGAGCTGCGCCGAGCTCACGGACAGCCCCCTCGGTGAGGCCCCGTCGGCGGGCGACAGCGCCCGCAAACAGTCCGTAAAGTCGGGCCACCTCGGCGCTGAGGGCACTGCGCGCGGCATCCGACAGTGGCTCATTGGGGTTGCCGGCGGTCTTGCCTTCGCCCTCGGCGATGTAGGTGACCTTCACGCCGAGTTTGTGGTTGTACTCGCTCCAGTCGACATGCTCGAC